GTTCAAGACTTTAAACGTAGCTTGGAAGTGGAAACACCAGAAGATACACAACCAGAGGAATCTGAATAATGTTTGAATTACTTACTATTATCAATAGTTTAATGATTGTTGCTTTTGCGTATATACATAAAGAAGAAGTAAAATCATTTTATAAAAAATAATGTCTAATCCAAAGCCAACAGCAGCTACCGTACATACTGAACTCGTTAGACACGAGACAGAATGTGCAGAACGTTGGCGTACTAATTTTAAACAATTAGAAAAGCTTGACAATGATATTAATTTCATAAGAAATTGTATGTTAGGAGGTATTGCAACAATATCTCTTACTTTTCTAGCGTTTATTCTTACTCTTATAACAATCACATGAAAAAATTAAAATCTATACTCGGTTCATTAGCCCCTACACTTGGTGCAGCTATTGGAGGACCTTTAGGTGGTCAAGCAGGACAAATATTAAGTCAAGTTTTAGGTGTTCCTAATAATCAAAATTCTATAGAACAAGCCATGAATAATATTACTGCTGAACAAATGGTTGAGCTAAAAAAAGCAGAAACTGATTTTGAAGTACGCATGAGAGAACTGGATGTAGATGTTTTTAGATTAGAAACAGAAGATGTTCAAGATGCAAGAGAAAAATTTAGTAGTGACTGGACGCCTAAAGTATTAGGATTAATTTCTATGTTTGGTTTTATGGGATATATTTTTTTTATAACTGCTGTACCTATAGATGATGCATCTGATGACATTGTAATGCTTATTATTGGTTCATTAACAGGTATAGCAACCGCAGTCATATCTTTTTATTTTGGTTCTAGTAACAAAAAAGACCAAAAATAATGCATCAAGAAGATAAACATTTTGATAGAGATTTAATCCAAACAAGACTTATAGAGTTTGAGGGAATGGTGCTTCACTCTTACTTATGTCCAGCCGGCTTTACTACTATAGGAGTAGGACGTAACATTGATACTAATGGGGTGGGTATCACAGAAGAAGAAGCGCTATTCCTTCTTCGAAATGATATCCAAAGAGTTATTAATACTCTTGATAAAAAATGGGAGATATGGCGATCTTTTCCATTAGATGCGCAATACGTGTGTATTGATTTAGTATTTAATATGGGAATTAATACATTTATGAGTTTTCGTAAAACTAGAGCTTATATGGAGCTAGGTGAATGGGAATGTGCTGCAGAAGAATTACTAGATAGTAAGTATGCAGAACAAGTTGGTAGAAGAGCTTTGTTTAACTCTGACCAATTAACAAAATGCCAAAAAAATCACACGAACAAGAAAACACAGCAAAAAGATTAGGCCAACTAGGCGAATCTATTGTACAATCTTTTCTTTTAGAACACGCCTTATTCTGTTATAAAACCTGCGAAGGTCATCCTGCTGATCTCATTGTTGAATTTGGCAATAATTCATTGTACAAAGTACAGGTCAAAGCTAGGAATAGAAGTGAACAACAAAATAAATATACATTTGCCTGTGAGAGTCACAGGAGCAAAGCTGACTCACATAAAGAATACCATTATGATATTAATGCTTTTGTTTTTTTACCTAGCAAAAGAATCATTTTCAGAGCCAATTCGTCCAATCAGAACTATTACGTCTTCTATGACAAACACCTTACAGAGGGGATTGAACGTGAAAGTTTGGATGAAACATTACAAGCTTTAAGTAGTTATCCTAAAGTAGTACCTTTGTTAGGTGAGGCTGATAAGTAAGGAGGGTTACTTAATTCCAGGGAGAAGAATATAAGTGGGTATCAGCCTCATATCTATTTTACCTTTTATATACAATCATTTATATATCTAAAACTGTTTACTTCTATATAAAAACATGGTCTAATAAAACGGTATTAATCATATTTTTATTTTGAGGAGGAAAAAATTATGTATTACATTTACACTTATGTCCCACAAATGGGAAGACATGGCGAGCTTATGAAAACGGCTCGCTATCGTACACGTGCTGAAGCTGTAGCTAGAGTAGAAAGAGATTATGAACGTAACATGACATCTCATATTAGAGAATATCCAATAGGTGAAACTGCACCTAATAAGTTAGTGAGTTAGTTATGTCTGAGTATACTAAAATAGTAGCATTACAAGATCTAAAGCTTAAGATTGAAGAATGGGCAAAAGTTATAAAAAAACATTACGCTGAAACACGTTATGGTGATGGTTATTACGAGTGTACTTATAATGATGATTCAAGAGAAGTGCATTATAACGATGGATCTATTAAAAAAACAGAATCGCCACATACTTTTGAGGAATTAGTAAGGATGTATGAACAGGATCATGGTGAAAAATGGTAGGTAAAAAAACTCCATACGATATTTCTACTTGTAGCACACTTTGTGTTATTGCTGGTGTTTCTCATTGGCAAACACAAAATGAACTATTAGATCAAGCAATAAAAGCATCTGAAGGTGAACAGCCAGAACAATGGGAACAAACAATTACTCAAAGAATGGGTGATGTACTTGAGCCTGAACTTATAAGAGAAGCAGGTAGAATGCTAGGATTAAAGTCTGTTGAAGTAGATATAGAAGAACCAATCAAGCATGATGATTTACCTATTTGGGGCTCGTTAGATGGCCTTGGTTATGCTGAAAATTTAAGCTTCACACACAAATCACATAATTGGTTACTATTACCTGAACAAGAAGAGATCACGTTAGATGGATGGGGTGTTATAGAGTGTAAGTGTACTAGAGACTTTGGCAGAGATGATATAGAAGACGAGCGAGGTGTATTACAAGCAAAAGCTCTTATGGAATGTGGTAATTATAATTGGGCTGCTGTTATAGTTTTATGGCAAAGTACTGATTTTCGTATTTACTTATATGAGCGCAAACAAGAATTTAATAATAAACTTGCTAAGTGGGTCCTTGATTTTGATAGACGCATAAAAGAAAAAGATTATTATCCACCTGTTACAAGTGCAGATGCTAACATAGTTTATCCTGTCGGAGAAGATGGTGTTGCGGAGCTTAAAAAAGATTTATTAAAACATGTAGCTCGCATACAAAACAACAAAGAAGAAATCAAAAGATTAACATCTGAGATAGATGAATCAGAAACTTTAATTAAAGAAGAGATGAAAAGTAAAGAAAATGCTGTAATAGATAGTTTTAGTATAAAATGGCCAACAATTAAATATAAAGCTCAACCTGAGAAAATTGTACCTGCTAAAGATGCAAGAATATCAAGGGGCAAGTCATTAAGAATTAAGGAGAATAAATGACTAGTGAACAACTAAAAGCTGTCTGGATAAAAAAAGATGTGCATGACTTATTAAAAAAGCATGCTAATAAACATGGCCATAAAATGATATGGGTTATTGAAAAACTTATTAAGGACAATTGTGGTAAACAGCAGGACTAAAGGCGCTAATTTTGAACGTGATATTTGCAAGAAACTAACCGAGTTTTTTGAATCAATCAATCATCCATTAGAGTTTAAAAGAAATCTTGATCAGTATCAGAAAAAAGATCAAGCTGACATAGAATTTTCTAAGTTTGCAGTAGAGTGTAAATGCTATGCTGCAACAAAAGATGGATGGTATAAAGCAGATTGGTGGAAACAAGTTTGCAGAGCTGCTCAAATTAATGAACTAACTCCTCTTTTGGTCTATAAATTTAATAATAGGCCAATAAGAGTAGCTCTGCCCCTTTACATGATTAATCCAGGTTTAGACAGGACTGATTTTGACAAAATATGCGTTGTTGATTGGGATCACTTTTGTGACATTTTACATACATATATGACACAAAATGATTTATTATGAATGAATATGTCAATCATAGAACAGTTAGAAATACCAGACAATTTCGCAGATTTTTGTGCAATAGAATATATTGAGGATTTAGAACATAGGTTTCAGAACAAAAAAGAATTATTAAGTTTCCAAGATTATGTGTCCACAAATAGATACATACTTTTAGAAAAATGGGAGAATATTAAATCTCCTACTATCCATTAACAATTTTTACAAGGAGGTATTATGGATATTTTAGGCCTAAATCAAGGCAATGACGAAATGGGTGATGGTATTTTTATCAAGCATTCAGCTACTACAAAAGGTTGGATGATTGGTTCAGATACTATTGAAGTTAAGGACTTTTTAGTAGATACAGCAACTATTAAAACAGGCTGGGGTATGTATGATGGCCAATATCATTATGTTTGGGATGAAAAGCCAGGCGTAGTATGTGAAAAACCATCAGCTGATCACAGAAGAGCTTTTAGTGTTTGGATCTATATACCTAATCAAGGTGCAAAAGTGTGGCGTAGAACATCTTACGGTGAAGGAGAAGGCTTTAACGCACTGTGCACTACTTTTTGGAATGACATGAAAAACAATCCAGATAAGTGTCCACATTTGCAATATACTGGTTCAGTTGATAAAAAGTTCAAAATTGGCGGTACATCTATTCCAGAATTTGCTTTTGTTAAATGGGCTGATAGACCTGATGATTTTGTAGTGCAAAATATTGATACAAGAGATGATAATCCTGGTGTTGATATTGAGGCCAAAGTCGATGCAGCATTAGGTTTAACACCAAAGTCTGAAGACGATTTGCCGTTCTAATCATGAGAGAGCTAGACTTTGTAAGTTTAGCTCCTCAAATAGGCAATTATTTCCTAGGTGAACCATCTAAAATTTCTAGCAATGAAATTAGATGGGGCACTCATGGAAGTTGGTGTTTAAATACAGAAGAGGGGTTATTTTACAGTTTTGAACAAAACGATGGCGGTGGCGTCATTTGGCTGATTGAATATTTTGGTAGCAATATTGATGAAGTTATAAATCAATTTCAACCAAGTCATACAAAACCACAAGAAAAGCCAAAATCATATACATCTTTTACACAAGAGCAAATGAGATCACTTGCAACAGAAGCTGAAGTTATATGCAAGTATTCTAACTCGTTTGTTGTTATGAGGTTTCCTGAAGGTCATAGAATTAAAGCTAAATATGCACCTTTTACATTTAAAGATGGTCAATGGTACAACAAAAGGCCTGAAGGCAAAATGCCTATATATTTATCAAAAGGAGATATTAGTGAACCTATTATTATTAATGAAGGCGAAAAAGCAGTCAAAGGATCAGAAGCTCTTTATGATGGGACAAGTTGCTGTTGGCATGGTGGAACTAATGGTTGGTCTAATTGTGATTGGAGTCCTATATATGGTAAACAAATCATTATTTGGCCTGACAATGACGAAGCAGGAGCAAAAGCAGCAAAAGAATTAAGTGAACATTTAGCAGAAAATGGCTCAAAAGTCAAAATTGCGGTTATTCCTAAGCATTTTAATGAAAAAGATGACCTCTTTGATGCTAATACGCGCCAGGACTTCACTAAACAAACGTTTTTAGAATATGTGAATAAGTATACTCGCGATACTAAGAAATCATCACTGACGTTGATTCGTGTGCGCGATTTAGTAGAAAACATTAAAAAACCAGAATGGGTCATAGAAAATGTCTGTGAACGAGATTCAGTTATGGATATTTATGGTGCACCTAAAAGCGGTAAGTCTTTTGTTGCTGTAGATATGGCATTAAATATTACTTTGGGCCGTGAATGGCATGGTCACATAACTACAAAGTCTCCTGTAGTATATCTTGCAGGCGAAGGTTTAAGAGGAATAGCAAGACGTGTCAAAGCCTGGGAACATTATTATGAACAAGATACAAAAAATGCTGATTTGTTTATTTCAGACAGAGGAGTAAGATTTCTTGACAAAACAGATCATGAACTACTAATAGAACATATATATGCAATACAAGATGAGATAGGTGATATTGGTATGATATTTGTTGATACTTTAGCTCGTAATTTTGGTGCAGGAAATGAGAATAGCACTGAAGATATGAATCTATTTATCGAAAGAGTTGACGATTTAAAGAATACATTTCATACTTGTGTTGCACTTGTGCATCACACTGGTCACAATTCATCAGGTAGAGCTCGTGGTTCATCAGTACTTCCTGCTGCTGTAGATGCAGAATATGCAGTAAAACGCAAAGATGATAATGACGATGATATGTGCCTAGAGTTTACACAAACACTAGTAAAAGATGGTAAGAATATCAAGCCCATTTACTTTAAATTTCAAGAAGTAGCATTGCCTGGTCAAGATGACATGACAAGCGGTGTTTTAGTTAAAATTGATCGCACAGATATTGTAATTGATGATAGCAATGCTTTAAAAGAAGTAGAAGAAAAGATAGCAGAAATACAACAATCTATAGCTGACGGTACAGAATCAGATCCTGTTACTATTTGGGTCAAACATAGCGATATAGTTAGAGCAATGCCTCATATTAAAGAAAATGCTATAAAAGGCAGATTAAAACGCCTAAGAGAAGAAAAGAAAGTGCATTGGGAAGCTAAAACTGGTTATCAATCAAAAAAATATGATGAAATCATTTAGGTTATATTTTAGTTATATGAGGTTATATTTAGGTTATATAAAATGACGAAGTATACATGTAAATTAGGTTATATTTTAGGTTACATACATATACCTTTAGGTATATGTAACCTATATAACCAAATTGACAACTTGAAATGTAGTAAAATATAACTTAGGATATAACCATGTTAAGTAAAGAAGAACAAATTAAAAGACTTGAAGCTAAATATAAAGAGTTAACACCTTTAGATGAAGCTCATCAATCGTATCATAGGAAAATTAGTCATATTGATAGAAATTGGAATAAAACAAGATTATTATCACTTGTATCTGTAGAATTAAGACAAAGGTTTTTTAGGGCGGAAGAAAAGTTTGAAGATGAGCTTTATAGAGTAAGTGATAAAGAAAAAATAAGATTATATGAGATGATAATCAGAGCATATGATGCATTAGAGAAGGAAGCTAAAGCTTACAGGTTTAGTCAATTAGCACCAAAAGTATGGGTAGTAAAACATCCTACCGAAGATATTAAATGTATAGTATGTGAAAATGAAGATGATTTACCTTACGTTGTAGCTAATTATGGCAATGAAAAAAATTCAATGTTTTTTTGTATTAAAGAGTTATTGTTAACTATGGATAAAGATGCTTATGATATGAAATTAAAATTTGTTGATTTTGATGCAACAATTAAAGACTTTAAAAAATTATGAAATTAAGAATAGATAGCAATATAAAAGAATTTAAGAAAAATATGAAACGCACCGAAAGGCATGAATTGCCTTACATAGCATATAACACTGTTAATGAAACAGCTAAAGAGATAATTAAAAAAGAAAAAAAAGCTATGCATATCTACTTAGATAGGCCAACTAAACAAGTTGTCAATAGTATATTCATGAAGAAGTTTGCAAACAGAAGAGATTTTACTGCAATTATTAGCTTTAGAGACTGGGCCGTAAGTTTTATGTCATTACAAGTATTTGGTGGCGTTAGAAGAGAAAAAACCTTGGTACCAACCAGTCATACAGACTTAAATGCTTACGGTAATATACCAGGAAGAAGAACTGGTGTTGTAAAAGGAAAAAGATTTTTAGATACAATTAATAATGTAAAAGGTGTTTGGGTACACAAAGGAAGCGGTAAGAATAAAAGCCTTAGCTTGTATGCTAAATTAAAAGATTTTACAAAGTACGACGTTATATTTCCCTGGTTTAAAGTAGCTGAAATAAATACAAAAAGAGTACTTAAAAGAAAGTTTATAGAAGTTAGTAGAAAGGTTTTAGGTAAGTAATTATGATCCATCCTATTAATTTTGAAGATAGACTACAAATAGGTTATAAAGCTGAAAAAAAGGTTTTATCTATATTACAAAACAAATATCCTTTATCTACAAGAATAGTGGGTCAATTTGCAGACTATGACATCTGGATTCCAGAGTTATATAAAAGTGTTGAAGTCAAGTATGATAGAAGATGCAAAGATACAGGTAATGTATGTATTAAAGAGTTAGATCTATTAAGAACTAAAGCAGATTATTGGTGCATTTATACTGATGATATTTATATATGGATTACTCCTGACAATATAAACAAATGCATTACTGACAACAACTATATTACTAGTAATATATACAACAAAAAAGTATATCTCATAACTGTCAATGATATACTTAAATACAAGGAGGCATTATGACAGAGAACATAGAAGAATTATTGGAGCAAAGAGCTAAAGATTATGGTGACCCAAGATCGTTTATGCAGCAACTATCAGGTGTCTGGTCATCAATGTTAGGTGTACAAGTTACTCCTAACCAATGTGTATCAATGATGATTGCATTCAAAGCTATCAGATCATGTAACAATCCAAGCCACGTAGATAGCTTCAAAGATGCTGCGGGTTATAGCCTGATTGGAGAAAAAATTGTTGAGAAATAAGGTATCAGAGCGCGCCAAGAGGCCTATTTGCGGTTCCTTACCCCAGCGTTACGCGGCGGTCATTCGCACGCGCGTAAAAAGTAGACGCATGCCATATATATTGAGTTTAATTTTAAGAAATGGCAACTAGAAAAGAAGTAGCAGAGCATTTATTCATGACTGTGCAAAACGTTGCCAAGTTAATAAAAGATGATGTATTTAGTGTTAAACCTGGACCTAGTCCTTTAGAATTAGATTATGCTAGAAGACAATATATCGAGCATTTACAAAAAAGAGGTAGATTTCATTTAAAAGATGGGACTGGTGATATAACAGAAGAAAAAACTAGGTTAACAAAAGCACAAGCAGATAAGGCACAACTTGATGTTGCAGTATTAGAAGGCAAACTTATACCTACAGATATGGTAGAAGAAACGTGGTTGAACTATATTGCAAACTGCAGAGCAAGATTATTAACATTGCCCAATAAAGTTGCTCATTTGGTTGTGGCTTGTGATGAATTTCAAGAAGCCGAAAAGATAATAAAGGAAAGTATATATGAAGCATTGGAGGAACTAGCACAAGATGCTATACCACAGGAATATAGAGAAACTACTGCAATCGATCAGCCAGATTTGGAATCCACCTCCTGAGTTAACCGTATCAGAGTGGGCTGATAAGAATAGAATTCTTTCAGCTGAATCTGCTGCAGAAAGTGGTCAATGGAGAACATCTAGAGCACCATATCAAAAAGATATTATGGATGCTGTAAATGATCATAGAATAAGTACTATTGTATTTATGAAGTCTGCACAAGTAGGAGCAACTGAAATATTAAATAATATTGTTGGTTACTACATAGATCAAGATCCTTCTCCTACTTTAGTCTTACAACCTACTCTTGCTATGGCACAGGCATGGTCAAAAGATAGGCTAGCAAATATGATTCGTGATTGCGATAGCTTAAGAAAAAAAGTTAAAGATCCACGATCGAAAGATAGTGGTAATACTGTTCTAAGTAAAAAGTTTCCTGGTGGTAATATTAATATTGTTGGTAGTAATTCTGCGTCTGGTTTAGCTTCTAGACCAATTAGAATATTACTTTGTGATGAGGTTGATCGTTATGAAGCTTCAGCCGGAGCAGAAGGAGATCCAATTAGTCTTGCAATGAAAAGAACAACCACTTTTTGGAACCGTAAGATATTTATTACGTCTACCCCTACTATTAAAGGTATGTCTAGAATAGATGTTGCTTTTGAAGAATCTGATAAACGTTATTTTCATGTACCTTGCCCAAACTGTAAAGAAAAACAAAGATTAGTATGGGAACAAATAGTGTGGGAAAAAAGTAAACCAGAAACAGCACAATATATTTGTATTCACTGTGAATCTGCTATCGATGAAAATAAAAAACAATGGATGTTACTAAACGGAGAATGGGTAGCAACTAAACCAACAAAAAAAGTAGCAGGCTTTCATATATCCGAGCTTTACAGTCCATGGAGAACTTGGAAAGAAATGGCTATAGATTTTTATGAAGTTAAAAAACAACCCGAGATGCTAAAGACTTGGGTTAATACAGCTTTAGGAAGAACTTTTGATGATCCAGGTGAAAGTATAGAGCATCATGAGTTAATGCAAAAAAGAGAAACTTATGATCCTACAAACATACCAAACAATGTTTTACTATTAACTTGTGGAGTTGACGTACAAGGAGATAGACTTGAAGCACAAGTTTTAGGATGGGGAGATAATAATGAGTGTTGGGTTATAGATTATAGAGTTATTTACGGAGATCCATCTTCTAATCCAATATGGTTAGAGCTAG